ATCAAGTATTTAATCCTGTTTTAGTTGAGGGTCATTTTTACGATATTAAATTATATTCTGACCCAAATTTTTGGAATACTAATTATTTTTTATGGGAGTTATATAATGAATTTTGGAATATTGACACAACAAATATTGTTGATATATACAAAGATAGAATTTTCTGTACCAATCAAGAAATAGATCAAATGGATAATTTATATTATAACCTAAATCAAGGTCAATATATTACAGATAATTCTTATAATAATGATTATATTGTAATATGAAAAATAGAAAAAGAAATAATTTAGGACAATTTATTAAAGAATCAAAATCTGAAATTGGATTTGTTAATTTAACCACATATACTTCTCCAGAAATAATTGAAGTACCAAACAAAGAATGGGTTGCATATGGGGAAGATAATAATTATTTTCAATTTTTAATTGATAGATATAATGGAAGTCCAACAAACAATGCCTGTATAAATGGTATTTCACAACAAATTTATGGTAAAGGTTTAGGAGCTACAGATTCAGACAAAAAACCTGAACAGTATGCTCAAATGATTACATTATTTAAAAAAGATATTGTAAGAAAACTTTGTTATGATTTAAAATTAATGGGTCAATGTGCTATACAAATTATCTATTCAAAAGACAGAACTAAAATTGCACAAATAGAGCATATGCCTATTGAAACATTAAGAGCAGAAAAATGTAATGAAGAAGGTGATGTAGCTGCTTATTATTATTTTAAAGATTGGGCAAAATTAAAACCTTCTGACAAGCCATTAAGAATACCAGCATATGGAATGTCAAATGAAAATATAGAAATTTATTACATTAAGCCATATAAATCTGGTTTTTATTATTATGCACCTGTAGATTATCAAGGTGGAATACAATATGCTGAATTAGAAGAAGAAATCTCTAATTACCACTTAAACAATATAATGAATGGGTTAAGTCCTTCAATGTTAATTAATTTTAACAATGGAACACCTAATCCACAAGAACGAGAACTTATTGAAGCAAGAATTGCACAAAAATTTAGTGGAACAAGTAATGCAGGTAAATTTATATTATCATTTAATGACAATAAAGAATCACAAGCAGAAATTACACCTGTTCAGCTATCAGACGCTCATAATCAATATCAATTTTTAAGTGATGAATCACAAAGTAAAGTATTAGTAGCTCATAGGGTTGTTAGTCCAATGTTACTTGGTATAAAAGACAATACAGGTCTTGGAAATAATGCAGAAGAAATAAAAACTGCATCCTTGCTTATGGATAATACTGTTATTAGACCATTTCAGGAACTTTTAATAGATTCCTTTGATGAAATACTTGCTTTTAATAATATTGCCTTAAATCTATATTTTATTACGTTACAGCCATTAGAATTTACTGATGTTGATCGTAGTGTACAAACAGATGAAGAAATTGAAGAAGAAACTGGAATTAAAATGTCTATTAATTTGAAAGAAATAGACGGATTAAAAGTTTATGAAACTATAGAAGAAGCAGAAGCAGCAGCCAAAGAAATGGGTTGTGAAGGACATCACGAACACCAAGAAGGGGATAAAGTATGGTATATGCCTTGTGAATCACACGATGAAATAGATCTTAAAAAACCTTGTCAAGCTGGATATGAGCAATATGGAATGAAAGTTAAAAACGGAAGATTAGTTCCTAATTGTATTCCTATTAAAATGTCAAGTGAACTTGGAGAAGTTATTTTAGAAAATTTAAAAGGCGAAGTCATTAGTGATGAATGGGAACTTGTAGATGAATTAGAAGAAGGTTCTGAAATTAGTGATGAAGATTGGGCAAATATATGTATTGATGAAAAAAAGAATTTATTTCAACAACTAAAAGATCAAATTACTGCTAAACCAGATGGTTTTAGTTATTTAGATTCTAAAAACTATAAAATTAGATACAAATATGCAGTTGGTTCTAAAAAACCAAGTGAATCAACAAGAGATTTTTGTGAAAATATGATGCGTTTATCAAGAGAAGGTATTGTATATAGATTAGAAGATATTGACAAGGCATCAAGAGAAGGTGTTAATAAACAATTAGGTCATAAAGGCAAAGCATACGATTTGTTTAAATTTAAGGGTGGTATTTATTGTAGACATAAATGGATGCGTCAATTATATAGATTAAAAGCAAACACTAAACCTTCTAAAGATTTAAGTGATTACAAAAAAACAAGAACAATACCTAAAACATATATAAAAAATCCAGTAGGAACTAAACAATCAGAAATAGCACCAGTTAATATGCCTAATCAAGGAGCATACCCAAAATAAAAAACTATGGCAACAGCATTATTTATAAATAGAACCGATCTTGTAAGAAATTCCATAATAGATGGAAATGTAGATACTGATAAATTTATACAGTTTATAAAAGTAGCTCAAGAAATAGATATACAAAATTATACAGGAACGGATTTATATAATAAAATATCAACTTTAATTGCTAATGGTGAAATTGATGACATACAAAATGCAAAATATAAAACTTTACTAAACACTTATTTACAACCTATGTTAATATGGGCAGCACAGGTATATTATATACCATTTGCAGCGTATTCTATAAAAAATGGTGGTGTATTTAAACATAGATCAGAAACAAGTGATACAGTAAGTAAAAATGAAGTAGATTATTTAGTAGATAAAGCAAGAGAATTTATGGAATATTATTCCAGACGTTTTATTGATTTTATGGCGTTTAATCAATCTGATTATCCTGAATATACAAGCAATACAAATGACGATATTTATCCTGATTATGATGCATTATTTAATGGCTGGGTACTATGAGATATAAACCAAAACAAAAAAATATAGAAAAATTAAAAACGTTTTTAAAGAAACAAGAAAAAATAAAGAAATATGGCAAGTCTATTTAACACAAGAATATCAGATACTTATCAGGGTTTAATAAAAACTATTGATAATGCTGCAATTACTGCAACTTTAAAAGAATTAACAGACGGATCAGGAAATGCTACTGGTGTTTATTTAAACAATGCAGGGGATTTTAAGGTTACTGCTATTTTAGAATTTGGTTCTTTAAAAGATACTGGAGAAAACATTATTATAAGCAAGTTTGTAGATGCTGCAGATGGCGTTTTAAACAACGATAACGACACTTCTATACCTACAACTGCTGCTATTATAGATTATGTTCAAGGACACGTTACATTGCAAGATTTAGACTTTGAAGGAGATTCAGGAAATGGATCTGTTGATTTAGATAGCCAACTATTAGACATTGCTGGAACTGCAAATCAAATTACAACAGTAGCATCTAACCAAACATTAACAATTTCTTTAGATTCAAGTGGTGTTGTATTGCCAAACGGATCAACTGCAACAACACAAAGTCAAGGAGATAATTCTACAAAGATTGCTACAACTGCCTATGTAGATATATTAGATGCAGCTTCTGATTTAGATTTTTCTGGTGATAGCGGAACAGGAGATGTTAATTTAAACTCACAAACATTTGCCATAACAGGAACAACTAATCAAATTATAACTGCTGCTTCAGGTCAAGGATTAAGTTTAAGTTTACCTGCAACAGTACATAGAAATTTACAAGGAGATGTAACAGGAAACGTTACAGGAGATTTAACTGGTAACGTAACAGCTACTTCTGTATTAGCAGATGGTGTTACAGCTACAACACAAGCATCTTCAGACGATTCAACAAAAGTAGCAACTACTGCTTATGTAAAAAGTTTAAACAATGCAAGTGATTTAGATTTTACAACCGATTCAGGAAGTGGTGCAGTTGTTTTAAACACAGAAACATTAAGTGTTATAGGTACTGCAAACGAAATAGAAACTTCAGGATCTGGTCAACAAATACAAATAGGTTTACCAAGTTCAATAAATGTAAATGTTATTGGAAATCTTACAGGAAACGTAACTGGAAATGTGACTGGAAATGTAATTGGAAATGTAACAGGAGATTTGACTGGAAATGCAGATACAGCTACTACTTGGCAAACTGCAAGAGATTTATCTTTAACAGGTCAAGCAACTGGTACTATTTCAGGGGTTGATGGATCAGGAAATGTAAGTGGTTCAGTAACATTAGATAATAATTCAGTAACAGCTAAAGTTTTAACAGGATTAACTTCACCTTCAGCAAGTTCTGTTTTAGCAACCGATACAATACTTGAAGGATTTGGAAAATTACAATCTCAAGTAAATGGTTTAGCAGGTGGTTTAAGATTTATGGGATCTTGGGATGCAGATACAAATTCACCAGTATTAAGTTCTGGTGGTGGTGAAGCTGCAAACGGAACAACAACAGGTGTTCAAGCAAATAAATTAATTGATAGTTCTGCAAGTTTTACTACAACAGTAACAGTAGGAGACAAAGTAATAAACCAAGTTGACGGACAAAGTGCATTAGTTACAAACATAGATAGCAATACAACACTTTCACTTGATGCAGATATAATGTTAAGTGGTGAAGATTACACAATAGATAATTCGCCATTTATAACACAAGGGCATTATTACGTTGTAAGTGTTGGGGGTACTACTACATTAAATGGTGTATCTAACTGGACTGTTGGAGATTGGGTTATTGCAGGAGCAAACAATCAATGGACTAAATTAGATCATTCACAGGTTGATGGAACTGGAACTACAGGAAACTTAACTAAATGGTCAGCAACACAAGTAATTGCAGATTCAATAGTTTCAGAATCAGGAAGTGCAATAACAGTTGATGGTTCATTATCTACAAATACTAATTTAAGTTCAACAGGAGATTTTGCAGTAAACACAAATAAATTTAATGTAGCTGCAGCAAGTGGAAATACATCTTTTGCAGGAGATTTAGCAATCAATACAAACAAGTTTACAGTTAATGCAACGACAGGAGATAGTGTTATAGCAGGAAACTTAAATTTTCCAGACGATAAAAGAATAAGGTTAGGGGATTTAAATAATTTACAAATTTATTATGATTCTACTGCTGCAGCAGGTCAAGGTGGGGGGATAATAACAGGTATTCGTACTTACATAGAATCAACTTTTTTTCAAGTAGGTTCAAGCACAAAAACTGCAATATCAGTTGATGTAAATAACTATGTTATATTATACCAAAATAATAGTGAAAAATTAAGAACAATAGGTACAGGTGTAGATATAACAGGAGCTATAAATGCAGATTCAGCAAATATTTCAGGAAGTGTAACTATAACAGGTGGAACAACTGATGGTTTAAATATTACAACATCAGGAACTCAAGATACTATTAAAATAGATAGAGCTGCTACGAGTGATAATGCAATAACTAAATATCAAACTGGAAGTGTTGATAAATGGATAGTAGGTTTAAGAAATACAGGAGATGACAATTTTAGATTTTATAATTATGGAACTTCAAGCGATTCATTAATTATTGATACTTCAGGTAACTCAACTTTTGCAGGAAACTTAACAGTTAATGGTACAGCAACAACAAATACAGCGTTTATAGCACTTGGTGCATTACCTGCATTACAAGCATCTAGTATTTTTATGGATTCGCCAACATCTACAATAAATAGATTAGGAGTTACTGGAGCAAACACAACTACAAAAGGAACATTTGTAATTAGTCAATATTCAAGCGATGGAAGTTTAGGTGCTGACACACTTACAATAGACAGTTCACAAAACTCAACTTTTGCAGGAAGTGTTAAAGCAATAAGCTATACAGGTAAAGCATATCCTTTTAATGGAGAATTTTTAGGAGGTGCTGATGTAGCAAGTGCTAATTTACAAGCAGGAAGTACAAGTGGATATGCAACAGGTGTAAAGGTTTATGGAGGAGGAAATGCTACACCTAACATAATTAC